AAAAAGGAGAAAAAAAAGCTTTTGCCGAAGTTCGTTGTGGAAAGCGTATACAGGTAGCGGTAAAAAAAGTTACAAAATATATAGAAGAAAATACACAATATAAAGAAGGATATAAATATTTTCTTCCAGTCCATATTTGGTTAGATTATAGTCCTGATATAAATGATATTATATTAAAATTATTAGAATAATACTTTATAGAAAGTGAGGGCTATTTATGATTATTTTTATTGGATGTGGAAAAAGAAAAAATTCTTATAAATGTCCAGCAAAAATGATGTATCAAGGGAATTTTTTTAAAACCTGCCTATCATATGCCAAGACATTAACTGTAGAAAATAATATATATATTATCTGCAAAATATGGTGTATTAAATCTTACAGATATCATTGAACCTTATGATAAAACTTTAAATAATATGGATAGACAAGAGAAGGCACAATGGAGTAAGATGGTCAAACATCAATTACAAGAAAAAAATTTATTAGGTAAGGAGGCGATGTTCTTATGTGGTAAAAATTATTATATATCAATTTTAGATAATTTTTCAAGAGCATTAATACCCTTAGCCGGATTATCCGGGATGGGGTATCAAATCCAATGGATGAAAAATAAAATGAAAAGGAGATTATTTTAATGAAAGCATTAGTATTAAATTCAGGTGGTGTGGATTCAACAACGTGTGTAGCAATAGCGGCGAATAAGTATGGTAAAGACAATGTTATAACAGCTTCTTTATATTATGGTCAGAAGCATGATAAAGAATTACAGTGTGCTAAGAAGATAGCAGAATATTATAATGTAAGACATATTGAGGAAGATATATCTAATGTTATGAAGTATGCAGGACAGGTATGCTCTCTTGTAAAAGGTTCTAAGGATGAAATCTTAGACATGAGTTATGCAGACCAGATTAAGCAGAATGGAGAGGGTAGAGTTGGTACTTATGTACCTTTCAGAAATGGATTATTATTATCCATTGCAACAGCTTTTGCCGATAGTCTTTTCCCGGGAGAAGAAGTAGAAGTGTTCTATGGAGCTCATGCAGATGATGCCACAGGTGAAGCTTATGCAGACTGTTCTCCAGAATTTGCAGATGCTATGGATAAGGCAATTAATATTGGAACTTATGGTAAGATTCATATTAATAGACCTCTTATTCATATGAATAAGGCTACTGTGGTGAAGACAGGGTTAGAACTAAATGTCCCTTATGAATTAACCTGGAGTTGCTATCATGGAGGTGAAAAGGCTTGTGGTAAATGTGGTACATGTATAGACAGAAAACATGCTTTTGAAGCCAATGGTGTAAAGGACCCTATTGAATATGAGGAGCATTAATGAATTATAAATTTGAGAATAAAAAAGATAAATTATTATATTGGGGCAGTTTGATTTTAAGAATACTTGCTCTTGTGTTATCAATATATTTATATAGGAGGTTTGTTTAATATGTATTATGTATCAAAGAGAATGGAAATTGCAGGGGCGCATCAGTTAAAGTTACCTTATGAAAGTAAGTGTTCAAATCTTCATGGGCATAATTGGATTATAACTGTTTATTGCAAGGGTAAGAAACTCACAGATTATGGAATGTTAGTAGATTTTAAACATATTAAAGAGGTTGTTCAGGGTAAGTTAGACCACAAGTATATTAATGATGTTGTAGATTTTAATCCTACTGCTGAGAATATAGCTAGATGGATATGTGATGAGGTTGATAAGATATGTCCTGTCGATACCTATTGTTATAAGGTCGAGGTGCAGGAAAGTGAAGGGAATATAGCTGTATATGAAATAAAGGAGGACTAAATGAAAGTCGTAGAGATATTTAAAAGCATTGATGGTGAAGGTAAGCGAGCTGGCTTACCTACCACCTTTATAAGATTATTTGGGTGTAATTTGAATTGCTCATACTGTGATACAAGATATGGATGTGAAGGAGAAGGATATTTAATCTTAAGCATTCCAGATATTGTTGCAACAGTGGAAAAATTCGGTATTCATTCAGTAACAATAACTGGTGGAGAACCTCTTGTATACCCCGGTGTTGATAAACTTATTGACATACTATTAGAAAAAGGTTACTGGGTTAATATTGAAACTAATGGCTCACAGTACATTGGAAAATTTCCATCAAGTCCACTTTTATTCTTTACAATGGATTATAAATGTCCTTCAAGCGGTATGGAGAGTCATATGGATTGTCATAACTTTAGATTACTAACCAAAAATGATGTGCTTAAATTTGTTGTAGGTAGTCAGGAGGATTTGAATAAAGCACTACAAGTTATTGAGGAATATAATCCGGATGCACAGATATATTTCAGTCCAGTATTCGGTGAAATTGAACCTAAAGAAATAGTACATTATCTATTAAAGCATAGGCTGTATAATTGTAAAGTTCAAATTCAGTTACACAAGATTATATGGAATCCAAATGAAAGAGGTGTTTAATAATGATTGATAAGAATAGAATAGAGAAAGCAATCAAGGAAATATTAATTGCGTTAGGTGATGACCCAGATAGACCAGGACTTGTAGATACACCAAAAAGAGTGGCAAAGATGTATGAAGAAGTATTTGAAGGTATGAATTATACCAATGCAGAAATCGCAGATAAATTCTGCAAATGCTTTGATACAGATAATAATGATTTAGTTGTTGTACAGGATATTCCAATATTTAGTTATTGTGAACATCATTTAGCCCTTATGTATAACATGACGGTTTCTATTGCTTATATACCTAATGGCAAAGTATTAGGATTAAGCAAGTTTGCTCGTATTGCTGATATGGTTGGAAAGAGACTACAGCTTCAGGAAAGAATAGGTTCAGATATTGCTGAGATTGTACAGATGACAACCGGTTCAAATGATGTATTAGTAGTTGTACAAGGAGAACATAGCTGTATGACTGCAAGAGGTATTAAGAGTCGAGGAGCTAAAACCCGTACAGCTACAATAAGAGGACAGTTTGAGAATAATGTGGATTTAAGAAAAGAAGCGTATTCTTTAATGAGTTTAAATTAATAAGGAGGATTTAATTAATGAAAGTAGTATCAAGCAGAATGAAAGACGCAGTAAACAAGGCAATCAAGGGTGCAGGTTTTAATAATTTAATACCTATAACATCTATGATAGGTATTAAGCTGGAAGGCGGAAAACTGAGATTATTCACAACAGATATGACTAATACATTATGTATTATAATTGATAAGGTGTCAGGTGTGGATATGGATATCACAGTTGATGCTGACAAGTTCGGGAAGTTGATTGCAAAGACAACTTCGGAGGATATTGAATTAATAGTTATTGATGATGTATTATCTGTTAAAGCTAATGGAACATATAAGATTCCACTTATATCTGATGAAGAAGGACTTGTCACATTTCCAGCTCTTTCAGAAACAAAGGGAAAGACAACTAATGTAAAGCTCACAAGTATTATGCAGGCATATAATATTAATAAGTCCGCACTTGCTAAGACACTTGAGAACCCAGCTCTAACAGGTTACTATTGCGGAGATATGGTAATATCTACGGATGCGAATGTTATTACATTTAATGATTTCAAGATGTTTGAGCAGGATGAACCATTGCTTATTTCACCACAGTTAATGCAGTTATTAACACTTAATAAGCAGGAAGATATTAAGTTGATTGCGGATAAGACATTACTCACATTTATTGCTGATGATATGGTTGTTCAGGGGGCTGTCATGGAAGGTATTGAGGACTTCCCTGCTGATGATGTTAAAGCCTATCTTGATGAAGCATTTACATCATCTTGTAAAGTACCTAAGGATTTATTACTTGCAACTCTTGACAGATTGGCACTTTTCATTGAGCCTTATGATAAGAATGGTGCATACTTCACATTCGGAAGAAAGGGAATCAATATCCACAGTAAAAAGGACGCTTCTACAGAGATTATCAACTATGTGGAAAGCAAGAACTTTGAACCATTCATGTGTTGTGTTGATATTCCAATGTTAAAGGAACAGTTGCAGGCTAACCCGGACGATACTGTTAAGATTTGCTATGGAAATGAAAATGCTTTAAAGATTGAGAGCGGAAAAGTAACACAGGTTATAGCCCTTCTTGAGGATGAAGACCTTGACAATATGACTGAATAAGTATATACTTTATATTGTAAACCACAAACGAATTGAAAGATATCACTGTTTCACCTCTTTCCTATTATGGATATGCACTCTTATAGAAATATAAGGGTGCATTTTTATATAAATTTTAAAAATATGCTTGACATTTCTATATATATGTATTACAATATAATCAAGTTAAGAGATAAGCAGGAAGTTGGAATGAGAGATAACTTCAAACTACTCCAATGAATATTCCAAATGAAACTACAGGGACGCAGAGGTCAAGTAGGGGATGGATAAGCGAGATGACACAGTAATTTCTTAACAACACATAAAACATATTGGAGGAAACGATTATGACAGATTTAGAAAAAGTATTAAAAAATAGCTTACATAATTTTAAAAATACAAAGGAAACTTGCAAAAAGTTCTGTAATAATACAATAGTATTAACAGCAACAACCTTTGAAAGAGTATCTAAGAATTATTCAGAATCAAATGGAAATATGATAAATAAAATCTATAGAGTAATTGTTACTATAGACGGAGAAACAAGATTTGAACATTATGGAAAAGATGCTAACGAAATGAACAATCAGTATCTATTAGCTTTAGATATGTGTCAAAATTAAGGAGGAAAAATAAATGACTATGTTACAATACATCTTTAGAGCAGAAGTGTTAATGCCTTTATATGAGGAATATACAAAAGAGGATAGAATAGCTATATTGGAGAGACGAAAGGATTATGTTCGTAAAGTTTCACCTATGAATACAGAACCTTGTCGTAGATATTTAGAAAATATTATAAATCGACCAGTATCAAGTGAAGATGTTTTATGGTGTTTTTATAATATAGGAAATAGGGAGGAAAATTAAATGACAAAAAGAGCAACTAAAGCTATACAAATATTAGAATCTAATCATTGTATGATTAATAGCTTATGTACGAAAGAAGAATTAAAGAGTTATAAGGATTTTGATTTTGTGGAATATTTAAAGAAGGCTGTTAAAAGTTATGGAAAGGAGAATAATAATGAGCAGGAGATTATTAAATCTAATCAATAACAATAAACCTCAGCTTCCAGCAAATAAGAAATTCTTATCTGATGTTATGAGTTGTATTGAAAGAATGGAGCAGGAAGGTAGAAGAAAAGGAAGTAATTATTATAAACCATCTTCCTTACATTGTATGAGAAATATGTATTTCACTCGTACAGGGGCTCCAACAGACCCAGAAGTGGTAGAATATAATTCAACAGGAATGGCGGATACAGGTACAGACAGACATGAAAGAATACAGAATGTATTATTAAATATGCAAAAGATGGGCTATGATTGGAAGTATCTTGATGTAGCTGAGTATGTTAAACAGAAGCAGAAGTTCGGAAAATGTAAGTCTTTGATTGTAAAAGGCACACAGGGAGCAGAAACACACCTTATAGATACTGCATTGAATCTATCTTTTAGATGTGATGGCATTATAAGGAGAATATCTACAAATGAGGATTATTTATTTGAGTTTAAGAATGTAGTATCTTTCAAATTTAATCAACTTGATAATCATTGCTTAGAACAGCATCATAATCAAGTTATATGTTATTGTACAGCTTTAGACTTAAATAAGGCTTTCGTGACATATGAGAATAGAGATATATGCACACTTGAAGTTCCTGAAGTATTTGAAGTAACTCAGGATATGAAAAACTGGCTTGTTAATTATATAAGTGAATGTGAAGGTTATGTAGAAAGAATGATAGCACCTCCACGAACAGAAGATACAAAGAATTGTAAATATTGTCCTTATAAAGGAATATGCAGAAAGGTAGGATAATTATGATATTTGGTATTAAAACAAAAAAGGATAAAAAGATAGAAGAGTTACAAAAAGAAATTGATAAATTAAAGTTTCAACCACCTAAAATTATTGAACGACCTATTTCAGTTTCTACCATTGGTGCTTCTTATGTTTTAGATAAATGGGATAAATCTGTTTTACAGAAGGAATCATGGATTAAAGGTATTTTAGTAAATATGTTAGCCAAAGAACTTATAGAAAGAAGATTACCTATAGAAAAAGTCAAAATGGATAATGGTGATGTAGAGTACAGAGTAAGATTGAAGGTGATATTGAATGATATATATAGGAATTGACCCAGGGAAAAATGGAGGAATAGCATTTATTAATATACGCCCAGAATTTGTGACACCACTTGTGAAAACATATTGTTATTCAGATGACATCTTAATTTCATTATGTACCGATTTTAAAGGTTTTAGAGTGATGTGTACTTTAGAACATGTTCATGCAATGCCTAAGCAGGGAGTATCAAGCACTTTCAATTTCGGTATGAACTTTGGTTTTATTCAAGGAGTATTAAAAGCATATGGCATCCCTTATGAACTTGTCACACCACAGAAATGGAAGAAAGAATTTTCCTGCACATCAGATAAAAACACATCAATAGAAGTATGCAAAAGATTATTTCCAACTGTAAATCTAAAAGCAACCGACAGGTGCAAGAAAGACCACGATGGAATGGTAGAAGCATTACTAATAGCAGAATATGGAAGGAGGCATTATAATGGAAAATGTTCCTTATAGATGTGAAGATTGTTGTAAGAAAGAAGTGTGTAAATATGCAGATGATATGGGTAAACTAACACACACAATCAATGAACAATTAAGATATGTCAGTGCTACAAGACCTTGGAGTATTGCAGGAATTAATTGTGATTATTTTGAGGCATCAAAACCCACTACAAAAGGATGGTGATATAATGACAAGTCGTAGATGTTTAAAAAGTCCTGAACTTATAATGGAAAATGTTGATAAGTCAAGTGATATCATACGAGAATTATCAAGCAATCTTGTAGATAAGTATTGTGTAGAACTTGATAACTTGATGTATAACATATCACAGGTTTTGAATGCTGATTGTGTTTCAGATAAATTTCTGGAAGATAGTATCTTAAGCCTTGCTAATACTTTATATTTCACAGGTTCTGCACAAGAAGATTTAGGAATTAAAGAAGATACTTGTAAAATGATAAGACAGGAAGTATATTCAAAAGCAAGAGAAAATGCAAGGGGAACAGTAGCAGATAAGACAGCACAGGCAGAATTATTATCACAGCAGGAAACAATAACACTTGCTATATATTCAAGAGCTTACAAGAAAGTAAAGCTAAGAATGGATGCAGGCTATGAGATGTTGAACAGCTTGAAAAAAGTAATGAATAAGCGTATTACAGAGATGGAATTATCAAACAGCAGGTATATAAATCACTCTGACAATAACGATTAAAGGAGATAGATATATGTTTGTATGCAATCGAGATTGTTTTAATTGCACATATACAGATTGTGTATGTGATGAACCTTCTGACGATTTAGATTTAGATAGACAGCTTGATTTAGAAGCTAAAATAAATACTACATCAGCGGCTAGAGCTTGTAAAAAATACAGGAAAACAGAAAAGGGTAAGCGAGCAGTATATAGATGGAATCATTCAGATAAACATAAAGAAATAATGAGAAACTATAATAAATCTGAAAAAGGAAAGGAACGTTCAAAACGATTTGAACAGACAGAGGCTAGAAAGACATACAGAAGAGAGTGGCAAAGAGAAAAGAGATTAAAATTAAAGGAGGAAAGATTATTAAATATAAAAAAGCAATAAAGAATAGACTTTATATTGGATTAAACAATAAGATTTGTAAAAATCCGAAATATTGGTGCAGATTACATGAAATTTATTTATCTGAGCAGGATGTTATAAAAAAGCATTGTAAAAATAAATTTACATTGGATATGATTAGCCAGTATAGATGTGGAAATTTGGAGGAATTATAATGAGTAATCTTGATTTAATTATAAAAGACTTAAATAAGAAAATGAAAGTAGGAAATATTCAGCTAGGTGTTGATTTTCAGGAAGTACAGAAAATCCCATTTTCATCCTGCAGATTAAATTATATGACATATGGAGGTATTCCAGTTGGTAGAATAGCAGAGTTCTATGGTGCAGATGGAAGTGGAAAAACAACTACTGCTATTGATGTAGCAGGAAATGCTCAAAAGATGTTTCCGGATAAAAAAGTGTTATTTGTAGATATTGAACATACTTTTGATTCTTGCTGGGCTACTAAACTAGGATTGAACTGTGATGATATAATATATCTTGACCCTGATAGTATGGGGGCAGAAGAAGTGTTTAACATGACGATAGAACTAATAGATAGTGGAGAAATAAGCCTAGGTATTTTAGATTCAATAGGTGCTATGGTATCTATGCAAGCAAATGAAAAACAGATAGGGGAAAGAACATATGGTGGAGTGAGTATGGCACTCACTGAATTTACTAAAAAGATAACCCCAGTTCTTTCAAGAACACAAACAACCTTCATTGGCATAAATCAGGCGAGAGATGATATGAATAGTCCTTATGGTGGAACTACTACTACAGGTGGAAAATGCTGGAGGCATGGTTGTAGCATTCGTCTTGAATTTAGAAAAGGTAATTATATTGATGATAAAGGTAATAATCTTTCAAGAGCTTGTGAGAATCCTGCTGGAAATATAGTTAATGTAGCACTTATTAAATCTAAAGTATGTAGACCTGACAGAAAAGTGGGATTTTACACGCTTAAATATCTAGAAGGAATTGATTATATTTCTGATGCTGTTGATGTTGCGATTAAGTTAGGTCTTGTTAATCAAGCAGGAGCATGGTTCACATTAGTAGAACCAGAAACTGGAGAAGTTAAAGAGAAATTTCAAGGCAAGCCTAAACTGGTCGAATATTTAAAAGATAATACAGATGTTTATATGCAGTTATCTAAAGATATTCAGACACTGTTAGAAACAGAATAGTTATCAACAATTTATTAGAGTTATCCACATTAAATTGTGGATAACTTTTTATGTATTTTTATAAAAACTATTGACATTTATAGTTTTATGTATTACAATATACTTGTAAATAAGAAATACATAGAAAGAGGTAATTGATATGAAGATTTGGAATAATAATAAATTTGAAAATGTTGAAGTAGGTGCAAGATGCATAGTTGCAAGGTGTGGTTCTGGACATTCTTATTTCGGTGAGTTTGGTACAGTTACAAAAGAATTGAAAAATCATCTTGTTATAACAACAGATTCTGGTTCAATCGTAAAAGTAAATGATATGTTTAAACCAGTTGGAAAATTCAAAGAGTATTTTGCTTCATTAAACATTGAAAATAGAGATGATATGATTACAACACGAGTATGTGTTTGGAATAGTAAGACACAGAATTTCGATTATAAATAAAAGAGGTGTGTTATGAAAGAAATATTTAAACAGATACATAGATTTCAGAATATGGATTTTGAAGAGAGTAAACCATTTGAGTTTATCCTCCCAGCAAGACATTGTGGAGTAACATATGCAGTAGAACACATGAACTCAAATAAGATGGAAGTAGGAAAGTCATATAAAATCACTGTTAAGAAATATATGACAGAACCTGCTACAGCTAATTTTGATTTTCAGGATAAATGGAATAATGGAAAGCCTATGCCACTTTGTATAATGCAAGGTGAAGTTATAAAAGAAACTAGAGGAATGTATTATATGGATTTACAAGGCAAAGCAGAACCTATATCAAGATGTCTTGTATGTGGAAAACCATTAACTAATCCAGTATCTAAATTATATGGTATAGGTCCAGAATGTTCTGAAAAGGTTGGTATTATAAGAGTAGAAAGTGAGGAAGAAGCTAGAGAAAAGTGGAATGAGCTTGTTCAACAGATTGGAAATATCAAATGGGAAGGCTGGGTAATTAAATCAGCAATAAAAGAATGGGAGGTGATAACTTGAAAACGCCTTCCAAGAAACAAATTAAATTAGCTGATAAAATAGCATATATTCTTGATTTAGAATTTCCTAGAAGCGATTTTGATTTTACAAGTTATGCCTATTGGAGATTCATCAATGAAAATATGGAACATTATAAACATATGTGTGAAGAATTAAGAGTACATGATATTAATAATTTTGATGATGATATATGGTGGGGTTATGATTTAGGATTATGGGAATTTTAAGAAGGAGGTAATATGAAAATTTTAGTTGATAAAATGCCGGTATTTGAAGTGGAATGTCCTTTTTATACTGGGTCTGAGTGCATATTAGATAGAAATCAATGCGAACATATGCAGTTATCATCTTATGAAAGATGTACTAAAACAGAATGTACATGGTTAAAGGAGGAATCTACAAATGCCGATAAAGAAAACAAAGAAAGGTTATAAATGAGGAACAACAGGAAAAGTATATCCCACTAAGAAAGAAGCATTAAAACAGGGTAGAGCTATAGAAGCCAATAAAAGGAGGAAAAATAAATAATGGCAACTAGAGATTATTCAGATAAACAGGAGAAGCATATAGCAAAAGTAACAGGTGGAAGAGTACAGAGCAATTCTGGTGGGACAAAGTTCGGAGGTGGTGATGTACATACAGATAAATTCTTCATAGAAGCTAAAACACCAACAAAGGAACAAACCTCATTTACTATTAAAAAAGAATGGATAACTAAGATGAGAGAACAAGCATATGAACAAGGAAAGGAAGAATCTGTATTAGCTTTTAGATTTGACCCAAACACAGATAATGACTTGTATGTATTAAGTCAAAGACAGTTTTTGGAATATTTAAGATTTAAGGAGCAGGATGTATGATATGTCCATTATGTACTGGAAAATTAAAAGTAGTAGATACAAGGAATATCAAAAAAGATAATTCTATAATAAGGCGAAAACGGTGTTTAAACTGTGGAGCTTTATATTACACTAAAGAAACAGAGATTGATTATGCAAGTATTCAAAAAGAATGGCTTAAAGCCGTAAATGAAGGGAGATTAAAGAATGATTAAATTAGAACATGCAGTTTTACCTTCCCCAGAGCAAATGCAATTTGTTATTGAAGGTATGCGTAATCCAATGAATAGCTGGGATAACAGTGATAGTTATGTTACTTATAACATTAATTCTGATGAAATATTTGCATTAGGTAATAATGACCATGACCTTATGTAGAGATTAGCTAAAGCAGGTACAGACCATAGAAAGTATATGCGGATGATGCCAGTGTATGTAAGAATCACAGCACCTTTATATTGGTGGAAAGAGTTCGACACATACAAGGTTGGAACAGTAGCTAATAGCTGTTCAACAATGCATAAGATTCAGGAGAAAGAGTTTACGTTGGAGGATTTCTCTGTGGAACATTTGAGAGAGGTAACATCATCACACAATATTGAAATGACTGGTGTAAAGGCTGAAAGACTTAGAAAAGAAAAAAGTATAGAAGCACCTATTGCAATGTGCGATATGCAACCAATTGATATTTTACAGTTAACAATTGATGCTCTGAATGTTTATAGAAATTTATATCTCGAAACCAAGAATAAAGTCTGGTGGTGGCAGATGATTCAGCTTCTTCCAAGTAGTTATAATCAAACAAGAAATGTTATGTTAAATTATGAAGTATTATCTAATATGTATCATTCAAGAAAAAATCATAAGTTAGATGAGTGGAGAGAATTTTGCAAGTGGATTGAAGAACTACCATATTCAGAATTAATTATTGACAGTGAGAAATTAGAGATTGTGAAGGGATAATATAATATGAAATGTGAAGACGCATATGTATTTAAAGTAAGTAATGAAGAAGCAGAAGTTATCAAGCAGTTTGTATCAGCAATGGAGAGTATTTCTATTGGCATAGATAATGATGATATTTGGGAAATTATGGAAGCTATTGCAAACAAACAGACCTCTAGTAATATAACAGGAATAATGATTATGTATGAAGAATGCGAGGATTTGTAAAATCCTAATGAGTGTTCGTTTTAGAAAGGAGATTATATGAATAATAGTGAGGTATTAGAGAAGTTAAGAGCATATCTTAAATGCCGAGGAAGACAAGTTAAAGGTATTTATTATGCCTGTAATAATAAAAAGTGTGACGATTGTGATTTATGTTATATGCAAGGAACTACAGGTGAACATATTGAAGCTATTGAAGTTGCAACACAAGCTCTTGAAAAACTCAAAGATAATGAGCCTGGTTGTAGATGTAATAGTAGTCAGACCAATGCAGAGAAAATTAGAAGCATGTCTGATGAAGAGTTAGCAGAGTTTCTTATAACTTTTAAGAACACATTCGGCGAAGAATACGAGGGAGAAGCTAGTTGTATGGAATGGCTTCAGTCAGAAGCGGAATAGGAGAGAATATGGAAGATATAGATATTACTGGGTATGAAAGTCCTATAACCTTATTAACACAGATATCAAAAGAATTAAATGAGAGCATTGATAAACAGATATATACAGCTATTCAGCATGTTGGGATTGATATTAATAAGGAAGAACTTATTAAGGCGATTAATTATGATAGAGACCAATATGAAATTGGGTATAAGAATGGTTATATGAAAGCTAAAGAAGATTTAAAGACAGCTATTGCAGATGTATCATTAACTGACATGCAGAGAAATGTAATATGTGCAATATTGGAAAATTTATTTTAAAATCACTTGACATTTCATGTTATATGTATTACAATATAATCAAGTTAAGAAATTGATTTTTTCAGGAGTATACATATTATGAGAACATGTTTAGGAGATTTTAAAAATTATGAAGAAATGAGAAAGGCTCTTAAAGAAGCTAAAATTTCTGAATATAAAAAATTAATTGCTATGTCAATGAATAGCTTATCAATGGAATTATCTGATAAGCTATTTGACTTAGCTGATATTCTTGTTAATCAGTTTGGATTAACAAGAAATGATATTGAAGCCTTAGAAATGGAGGTGATAGCTTAATGAGAAATACTACATATTATGTGACAATTAATGTTAAAGACAAGAAAGGAGAAATAAGAAGAATCAAGTGTGGTTCAAAAGATGAGATAAATAAGCGTCTTACTCAGTTACATTTAAAAGGTATCATATCATATACTTTTACACTCATGAAGAATGGAATAAGATATAAGGATTTCAATCTTGAAGATTCTTTGATGAAATTTATAAAATATTTACCACTTATAAAGGAGGAAAATTAATGGCAAAGGAAGCGTTAGCAGTAAAATATCGACCAAAAGTATTCGAGGACATGACTGAGCAGAGTGCAATCAAAGACATATTAATGAATCAGCTTGAAACCAAGACTTTTCAGCATGGATATCTTTTTACTGGACCGGCAGGAACAGGTAAAACTACAAGTGCTAGAATATTTGCAAATATGATAAATGCAGGAAAAGGAAATCCTATCGAAGTGGATGCCGCAAGCAATAGTGGTGTGGATAATATACGACAGATTATAGAAGACGCAAAGAGAAAACCACTTGACGCAGAATATAAAATATTTATAGTGGATGAGTGCCATTCATTATCAAATGGTGCTTGGCAGGCATTATTAAAGACACTTGAAGAACCACCAAAATTTACTATTTTCATTTTCTGCACTACTGACCCTCAGAAAGTACCTGCAACAATTCTTTCAAGGGTACAACGATACAATTTTCAGAAGATAAGTAATGAAGGTATTGTGAAAAGATTGGAGCATATCTGTGTACTTGAAAACTCCCAAGATTATAATGACCCTAACCTTAGGGATATTGGTGATATAATAAGATATCCCGAAGCATTAGAATATATTGCCAAAGTTTGTAACGGCGGAATGAGAGATGCTATTACCTTATTAGATAAATGTCTTTCATTATCTCACGATTTAACACTGGAAAATGTCTTAAAAACAATAGGTGCAGAAGATTATGATACATTCATATTATTCTTAACAGCCTTACAGAATAAAGAAAAAGGAACTGCTATTACCACAATAGAAAATGTATATAATGCAGGTAAAGATGTAAAGCAGTTTATGAAAGACTTTGCAAAGTTTGTTCTTGAGGTGGAAAAATATGCATTATATAAGAATTTTGATTATATTAGCTTACCTAACACACTTGAGAATGAATTAGAACAGCTTATTGATGATACATTATTTGATGTCATGGACTTTGTAGTTTCTTTGAATAGTCAGATTAAGTGGGATAGTGACCCTAAGACATTGATAGAATTATCTATCTTGATTTATTGTGGAAAGGAATAGATATATGATAGGACAGAAGAATAATATTAAAACTCTTATTAAATGGAGATGTAATAAGTCTGTTCCTAGATTCATCATTATAGCCGGGGATGAAGGAAGTGGCAGATTAACATTTGCAAAAGCAATTTTAAAAACAATAAATGCTAAAGGTGTAATCATGGGAAATAGTATTTCAGATGTAAGAGATACTATAGAACAGGCTTATTATATTACACAGCCCACATGCTATATATTCAGAGATGCGGATGATATGAAAAATGAAGCAAAGAACGCACTATTAAAGGTGGTTGAAGAACCACCTAATAATGCTTACTTCATAATGACAGTACACAATATTGATAATATGTTAGGTACTATTAGAAGTCGAGGAACAGTTATTAAAATGGAACCTTATACAATGCAGGAATTGCGTTCTGTTAGTGAAGATGAATTAAGTCTGGAATATTGTAATAATATAGGTGAATTACAGATTTCACATGAAGAAATACAGAGAGCAGAAGATTGTGTTGATGGCGTATTAAAGGCTCTGAAGGAAAAGAGTGGTAATAGGCTATTGAAAGCTTGTACACAACTAAGAGCTAAACAGACAGAAACAGATAAGATTGATTGCTCATTGTTTTTTAAAGTATTCCAGAAAAGATTATACAGGATGTTTGAGAATTTTGAATTATCTTTTGAATGTATACAACCTTTATTTATTTGCAAGCAGGAATTAAACAGAAACACTATAAATAAAAGAGCTAGTATAGAATCAATGCTTATTAGAATGTTGGAGGAAATTAAAGAGAATGATTAGATTTCCAAGAAGATGGAATGCTATTACTTGTATTAATTATCTACAGCGTAAGATTATCTTAAATTCTATAGCTTATTATAAATACGATAAATCTTTTGTATCTGATAGTTATTTTGATGAAATGTCACATCAGCTTGTTCAGATGCAAAAGGATTTTACTGGGAATCTTGAAGCAGATACAGAATATGGCTATATGATGTATGATTTTGATGGTTCTACAGGATTTGACTTGCCTGATAGGTTATTTCCACATGATAAGGAGTATCTTACACAGATGACAGAATATTATATATGCAGGCATGAGAAACCTAAACCAGTCAAGAAAATCACTAAAACAGGAAGGAGGAAATTATTTTAATGGAACTTGTAGATTTAATGAAAGCTATATCTGAAAACAGTGTACCACATTATTTAGTTCTTTTTGGTGAAGAGCAGGCAATCCTTGATATTTATATTCAACATATAGCACAGAATTATAAGATTGTATATTGTGATACTGTAGCTTATGCACTTTCACAGGTTGGAAAAAAGAGTATTGATAAGTCTAATAAAGTTTATATTGTGAATGAGGATAATGCTTATACTAAGGCAGAGGAAAGTTGGAAGAATGTAAAACAGACTTTCAATAAAAGCAAACATATTTTATTACTTAAATATCATAGTATAGATAAGAGAGGAAAATTCTATACACAGAATAAAGGAAATGCCGTAGAATTCACACATTTATCCGAAGATGTACTAATTAACTATATTCATCAAAAACTGCCAGATTTAAGCGAGGAAAACGCTTCTAAGTTAATAACATGGTGTAATCATGATTATGGTAGGATTTTAATGGAAATAGATAAGATATGGCAATGTAAGAGTCATAGATTCACTAATTTCAATCTGAATTTAGACTCCAATGATTGTTTTGAGAAATTAGATAAGGAAGGTCTATTTTATAAGGAAATAGGAGACATTACATTTGAATTAACTAATGCAGTATTAGGGGGATATTCAGAAACAGCTATACAGAAACTTGATGAAGCAAAGCGAAAAGGCGAACCAGCTATGATGATATCCAGCATATTATATAGTGGTTTTAGAAATTTGTTAGCTTATCAAGGTCTTGGAAGTAACAAACAGAATGCAATGGAAAGAACTGGGATGAATAAAGGGGAATTATATGGTTGTACTAAGAATGTCGGAGGTTATAGTATAGCAGAGGTTAAAAGAAACATGCTTAAATGTCAAGAAGTAGAAGCCGGAATTAAAATGGGTACAATAGATGAAGAAATAGCACTAGAATATATTGTTTTATCCTGTCTGAAATAGACAGGATTTTTTATATAAATTTTAAAAAATCACTTGACATTTCATGTTAT